TGGTTTAGTGGTGCCTTCCGGTACTACATTCCAACAGGAAGTACGCAGCTCGCTAAATTCCAGGAGTGGCGATCCATGGCGGATCACCTCCTCGGGGTCAATGTAGACCCCGAAACTCTTTGGAATATCGCACCCTGGTCGTGGGCCATCGACTGGTTTTCCAACACTGGAGATATTATGACTAATATCTCCAATTTAGGAAAAGATGGCCTGGTGATGCAGTATGGTTATGTTATGGATCACGCTCGCGTGAACCGCATAACCAGTGCCAAATTTACCAAGTCTGGTAAATCCTGCGTATCTTCACGCATCATCACTGATGAATGGAAGATGCGCTTGGCAGCAACACCGTTCGGATTTGGCGTCGACCCTTCAAGCTTCACGCCTAAAAGGGTCGCCATCCTTGCAGCTTTGGGCCTTTCCAGGACCTGAGGTTGCACTGGCAGCTATCTGCTGTCAGAACTCACCACCACGTCGACGGGGGATGGTCTCCCGTCGTCAACTTGAAAGAGAGTTGCCTCATGGCATTCGCCGACCCTCAGAGTGTTACGATCAACGCGGTTGCTCAGACTCTTCCCCGTGTTTCCACGGAGAAGAATGCTGGCGTCTTCCAGAAGGATGACGCTACGGTCAAGCTCGCCGTTTCCCACACGTACGGGAAGGGCAGGGCTCGTCGTATGATCCGCCTTGATCACGCGAAGATCGCTTCAGACCCGCTTATGGCGGGCGTGAACGTTCGTCTCAACGGCGCTGTGTACCTCGTCACGGATTTTCCGGATGTCGGTTACACTGTCGCTGAGGCGAAGCAGATTGTGGACGCCTTGACGGCGTACCTCACTGCATCCTCGGGAGCGCGTGCCACCCAGCTTCTGGGTGGAGAAAACTAATCTGGTGTCACCCAAGAAACATGGTGACAAGAGGTCTAACCAACCTCGACCAGAATGGTCACGCACATTCGCAATGCTCATGCAGATGGTGACTGGGCTCATGATTGGGCTCACAATCTCCGTCACTTTGACAGTTGATCCTGCTTCTTTGCCGGATCAGTTTGTCGAAGGCATAAACATTGTTTGAGGGTTTTGAGGCTACGGAACGCGAACCGCCCCGAAAGGACGGCCACGTTGAAAAGCCTGATGGCTCTCTGGAAAGAGGCTTCCGATGAATTGGGAGCCTGGTGTCACACTAGCACCACTCTGGACTTTAAAAAGCTCCAGAGGCGCGTCGAACACGAGGGTAATAGTTTTCTAACTATTACTCTTCCCAAGTTTGCCAAGGACTTCGAAGAAGCTCTTGACAGTGGGAAGGTGGATCCCTGCCACTTTTCTGGTTTTGCCAGAAGTGGTGGTCTCCCCCTATTTCTAGGAGGTTTCCTGGAACGTGTGTTCGATCGTGGTACTGCCATGTTGCTCGAGTATCCCGACGTGGATTCCATCTTCGCGATTCGTCAACTTACGTTGATGTTCAAGAAGATGCTTCTCCCTTGTAGTGATGCAAGGGTTGAAGCCGCCATATCAGGCTATGTTGAGTGTGAGCAGGAGGTAAAGCAATGGGACATTCGTAATGCTTCGGAAGATTTTTCTGATTTCCGTCGCATGTCCCTACTCCTCTTTGGTAGTCTGTTCCAATCTGTCGACCGCAAGGTCGCTGATGGACAGCTTACCCCGAGGCACGGCCCTGGGTCCACCGCTGATCGCCTTCTGGGTAACCAGAAGTACAATCAAGTCGAATGGACCACCCGTTTGGAGAGCGTCTTTCCATTCTTGGAGAACGCCCTTCCCTCGCCCAGTTACTGGGAACGGATGGGTCGCGTTACCTTCCTCGAACCCGATGCGGAACGTCCCGTGAGGGTCGTAACCGTACCTAAAACGCTGGAAACCCCAAGGATCATTGCGATCGAGCCAACCTGCATGCAGTTCGTGCAGCAGGCCATCTCTGAAAGCATGGTCCAGAACCTCGAACGGAGGCATGTCGGCATTAACACACGCCGCAACCTCTCTCAAGGATTTGTCGGATTCACCGC